CAATCTGATGGTGAAGTGTCCGGACCAACTCCCTGAGCTGAGAGACGGACAGGCCGATACTGCAGCCACCGTTATCACAGAGACCGCCAGCATCTATCACAACTGCGCCACCAGACAGCGCGGCCTGGTTGATGCAGTCAATGAGGCGTACCAGTGAACGAACAGCAGCTCGCCGAACTCATTGAGGCTATCCGCCAGCAGACTGATGCGATCAATCGCCTGGCTAATAGCAATGCCGCACTGGTTCAGGCGATGGCTGAGGCCGAGGGCATGGATGACGAGGACAGGGAGCCGACCACTTACCTCGACGGCTCACCGGCCCGCTGATGCCTGCACGCCCATTGAAGCCATGCCCTGCCCCTGCGTGCCGGGAGCTGGTACGCGGGAAACGATACTGTGATAAACACAGCCACCTGACAGAGCAGCGTAAACGGGGACACGATCAACGACGCGGATCGAGTTCCAAGCGTGGCTATGGTTATAAGTGGCAGAAAGCCCGTGAAAGATTCCTCCAGACGCATCCATTGTGCGTCAAATGTGAGAAAAGTGGTCGCGTAAAGGCCGCTACAGACGTAGATCACATCGTGCCACACAGAGGCGATAGGGCGCTGTTCTGGGACGAGTCAAACTGGCAGGCGCTGTGCCACTCGTGCCACTCCGAAAAGACCGCCAGCGAGGACTCAGGCTTCGGCAACGGCACGCACGCACACCCAGGGCGGGTCGATTATTTCTGAGCTTTTCGCTCCTAGACCGCGCCCTCAATCGTTTTTTTATGCCCGCGAATTTAAAAATTAAATCCGGGCGAAACAGGATATCGATCAGCGAGAGGAAAATGGATGAGCGGCAAGGCGGTAGCACCGGGCCGCGGCCGCAAGCCAAAACCCACGGCCAGAAAGAAGGCGGCCGGAAACCCAGGCAAACGACAGCTCAATAAGAGCGAGCCGGAGTTCGATGAACCGACGAACATCGAGCCACCGGAATACCTCCACGACGACGAACATGCAGCGCAGATGTGGGAGCGGGTTGCTCCGCTGCTGTGTCAGCAAAAAGTGTTGACCATGGGGGACCTCCACAATCTGGAATTGTTCTGTGATGCCTACGGTCGTTGGCGCCGTGCTCGAGTAGAGCTGAATACCCAGGGACTGGTGGTTGAAGGTGCAACAGGCGGCCCGGTCAAGAACCCGGCAGCCACGATCATCAACGAAGCGTCCCGGCAGATGGCCACCTTTGGCTCGCTGCTTGGCCTGGATCCGGCCAGCCGATCGCGCCTCACTGGCGGATCCGGAACACCCAAGTCGAACCCGTACAGCTCTCTGTTATGACCGCCAAGTTTCCGAACTGTGCCAAAGGTCTCAAGTGGGCTCGGGACGTGGTGAAAGGCAAGGCGATCGCCTGCCGATATGTGCAGCTGGCGTGTCAACGACACCTCGATGACCTGGCCGAAAGCCGGAAGAAGACCTACCCGTTTAAGTTTGACCAGGCAGAGGCTGAGCGCCGCATAGCGCTGATCCAGCAGCTGCCGCACACAAAGGGCGAATGGGGTTTCAAGAGGCAGCTAATTACCCTCGAGCCCTGGCAGATATTCGGCCTGATGTGCACTTTCGGCTGGCTCCGGAAGAAGGACAAGACCCGCCGATTCCGGGAGTCCTATTGGGAGATTCCCAGGAAGAACGGGAAATCGGTGATTGGCGCCGGCGTTGGCGTGGTCGGCTTCTGCGGTGACCGAGAATACGGCGCAGAAGTTTACAGCGGTGCGACGACAGAAAAGCAGGCCTGGGAGGTATTCCGACCGGCCCGGTTGATGGTCAAGCGTTCACCGATGCTGGTGGATGCCGCTGGCATCGAGATCAACGCATCGAACCTGAACCGCCCGGCTGATGGCTCTCGCTTTGAGCCGATCATCGGTAACCCAGGGGATGGTGCAAGCCCGTCACTGGCCATTGTCGACGAATACCACGAACACCCGACAGAGTCGCTGTACGAAACGATGATGACCGGCATGGGCGCCCGAAAGCAGCCGCTTATGTTCATCATCACCACGGCTGGCAAGAATATCGAAGGCCCTTGCTACGACAAGCGCCGGCAGGTGATCGAAATGCTCGAGGGAGTGACCCCGGACGAAGAGCTTTTCGGGATCATCTACACCATCGACGAAAAAGACGACTGGACCGACCCGGCGGTCCTGGCCAAGGCCAACCCGAATATCGGAGTTTCGGTCTATCGGGACTACCTGGAAAGCCAGCAGCGCCGCGCAATCAACAATCCGCGGTTCACCAACACGTTCAAAACCAAGCACCTGAACGTGTGGGTATCGGCAAAAGCCGCCTTTTTCAACATGGAAAGCTGGCGGAAGTGCGAGGACTCGACGCTCTCCCTGGAACAGTTCGAGGATCAGGAGTGCATTCTCGGGCTCGATCTGGCCCGGAAGCTCGACCTAAACGCGATGGCCCGACTCTATTGCAGGGAAATTGAAGGGAAGCGCCATTACTACTGCGTTTCCCCGAGGTTCTGGGTTCCGGAAGACACGGTGTACGACGAAGACAACAAGCGCCGTGCTGAGCGGTACCAGAAGTTTGTAAACAGCGGTCACCTATTCGCAACCCATGGAGCCGAAGTCGATTACCGGGAAATCCTGAGTGAAGCCATCCAGGCGAACCACGTCAGCCCGGTTATCTGCTCACCATTGGATCCCCACGGTGCGACAAACCTTTCACACCAGCTGGATGACGAGGGCCTGAACCCGATCACCATCCAGCAAAACTACACCAACCTGAGCGATCCGATGATCGAGCTTGAGGCCGCCATCGAGTCCGGTCGTTTTCACCATGACGGGAACCCGATCATGACCTGGTGTATCAGCAACGTCGTCGGGAAATATATCCCTGGCAACGACGATGTGGTTCGGCCGATCAAGGAAGGCGAAGAGAACAAGATCGACGGAGCCGTGGCGTTAATCATGGCTATCGGTCAGGCCCTCAGCGGCGCCAAGCAAGTGAAATCCATCTACGAGGAAACCGAGCTATGAAGGCACTCATCGGCGATGCATTCATCCTGGCCGGTATTGGCTCCGGCACCGCGGGTGTGTGGCTCAAATTCGGAGCGGAATGGGGCCTTATCGCTATTGGCGTTGCCTTTGTGTTCACCGGAATCAGCGTGGTTCGTAGCGCATGATCTTTGACGTTTTCGCAAAGCGCCAGACGGCCCCGGCCATGCCCGGGCAGTCCGGTGGCGCCATGTCGCTGTTCCGGCCACCGGTTGCGGGCGTTCGTGTCGACGAACATGAGGCCATGACCTACGGCCCCTTATGGGCATGCGTCCGGGTTATCTCCGAGACCATCGCTTCCCTGCCCTGGGGCGTATACGAGCGCAACGGAGAGATGCGCGAAAGAGTCATTGATCATCCGATCTACCGCCTTCTTCACCGTCGCCCCAACCCGGAAACGCCTCCGTTTCGGTTCAAGGAAACAATCATTGCCCATGCGTTGACCTGGGGGAATGGTTACGCCGAAATCGAGCGCAACCGCATGGGCGAGCCTATCGCTCTCTGGATCATCACGCCCGATCGTGTAACACCTGATCGAGATGAGCGTGGCCGGATCATTTACAAGGTCACAAACGACCAGGCAGCTGACAGCGAAATTGCTGCCCGGGATATGTTTCACCTGCCCGGCCTCGCCTTCGATGGGCTTAAAGGCTACTCCGTAGTCAGTCAGGCCAAGCAGGCCATCAGCCTGGGTATCGCCACTGAACAATTCGGCTCCGCTTTCTTCGGTAACGGCGCGGTCCCGGGCGGCGTCATCACCAAGGAAACGGGAAGCGGAGATCTAAGCGGCCCAGCCGTGAAAAACCTGCTTTCCTCGTTCAACAAGAAGCACCGGGGCGCCGCCAACAGCCACAAGGTCCACTACCTGGACGCGGGCCTGAAGTACCAGGAGATCGGCATTCCTCCCGAGGATGCCCAGTTCCTCGAGACGCGGCGATTCCAGACTCTGGACATGTGCCGCTGGTTTCGTGTTCCGCCCCATAAGCTGGCGGAGCTTGACCGGGCCACTCACAACAACATCGAGTCTCAAAACATCGAGTTTGTTACTGATGTGGTTGTGCCCTGGTCGACCCGGCTTGAGCAGGAAGCAGACTTCAAGTTGTTCGAAGAGGATGAAGTCCAGCTATTCACGAAGATCAACCTCAATGCCCTGCTTCGTGGCGATACCGCTGCCCGAAAAGAGTTCTACACCGCGATGCTGGACCGCGGTGTTTTCGATATTGACGAGGTCCGCTCCCGCGAGGACATGAATCCCCTGCCGGATGGCCACGGCAAGCTTCGCCTCGTGCAGGCCAACATGATGAGCGTAGACCGCGCTATCGAGGAAGGCGGCACTGAGGCGAACGCCCGGGCTTCGGATCGTCGTGCAACCTCTGCGCTCTGGGAAGATCCCGCCAGTCGGATGGTGCGAAAAGAGATCAACGCCCTTTCCAGGATGGCCGACAAAGGCATTGACGCCTCAAAGCTGGCGGACTTTTACGACGCCCATGCTCAGCACCTGGTGGAAGCATTCAGCGGTGTGGCCAGCTTTGACGGCATTCAGGATCTCGAGGCAAAGGCTCGCGCCTATATCCTCGACTCCTGCAAAGCGATCAACGACTACCAGGACACAATGGATCTGCTGGCAGAGTGGCGACTCTCTCGATCCGCAACCCTCCGCGAATTCATGGGAGACCCCAATGTTTAACTCAGACATGCTCTGGCTGATGCACCCCCAGGCCGTAGCCCAACTGCAGGCCAAAATCCAGATGGCCATCCGCGTCGGCGCGGGCCCGGCTGACGATGCCGAGCGGGAAGGTCTTCCGGTCACTCGACGTGGTAACACGGCCATCATTCCGATTACGGGCCCGATGGTAAAAGCCGAAAACTGGTTTACCCGCTGGCTTGGAATGAGCTCGACTCTGGCCATCCGGGCGGCGATCAATGCAGCTGTCGCAGACGACAGCGTTGAAAACATCGTCCTGTTGATTGATTCCCCGGGAGGCTCGACCGCAGCACTGTCCGAACTGGGTGACACTGTGGCCCTCGCCAAGGAGCAGAAGCCAATCATTTCCCAGGTCGACAGCATGGCCGCATCCGCGGCGTATTACGTGGCTGCGCAGACGACGAAGATCTACGCCGGCCGCATGGATCTGGTTGGATCCATCGGTGTCCGGATGACCCTTTACGACTACAGCAAGGCCTTCGAATCTGCGGGCATCAAAGCGATCCCGATCGACACCGGTGAGTTCAAGAGCGCCGGAGAGATGGGTACGGAGATCACCGAAGCACAAATTGCCGAGTTCCAAAAGATTGTGGACGGCTACTTTGATGATTTCCGTCAAGCCGTTATGAACGGCCGGGGCCTGAGCCAAAAGCAGTTTGATGCCGTTGCCGATGGCCGGATGTTCTTTGCCACTGAGGCAGTAGAGCTCGGTCTTATCGACGGGATCCAGAACAGCGAAACCACCCTTTCAAGCTTGATTCAAGTGCGGCCAGGGCGCAGAACCAGCAATGCCCGCCGCCGACTTGCAGCAGAAACCGCAGACCTGCCGAGTCAGATCTGCTGAACCGCCGAGACGGTTACCTCACCTGAAACTGAGTAGATATCTGGAGAATCATTATGAATCTCAAAGAACTGATTGCGCGTCTTAAGGCGCTCAAAACAGAGGCGACCGCCATCCTGGACGAGGCGGACAAAAACAACGGCGGCGATCTGACCGAGGAGCAAGAGGCTCAGTACGACGCCAAGATGACCGAGATCGAAAAGGTAAACGCCTCCATCGATCGGCTGAAGAAGCTGAACGCTGTGGGCGATACCGTAGACGATCTCGAGGCAAGCGCCGGCCGCCAGTCTCAGCCGAACGCTGCAGGCTCTCAGGCCCGCGTACGGGACAACCGCGAAGATGACCCCACCGCCGGCTTCTCCGGTCTGGGTGATTTTGCCCTGGCGGTTCAGGGTGCCTGCATGCCTGGCGGTGACCGTGACCAGCGTCTGAATATCCTTGGCGCTCCGTCCAACTTCCATCAGGAGAACGGCAGTTCCGACGGTTACGAGGTTCCGCCTCAGTTCCGCAATGAGATCATCGAGGTGATGTCTCAGACGGACGACTTGGCCAGCATGGTCGACAACGAGCCAACTGCCAGCAACCAGGTAAACCTGCTGGCGGACGAAAGCACTCCGTGGGGTGCCCAGGGCATCCAGGCCAGCTGGGCCGCGGAAGGTCAGAAGATGGATCCTTCTCGACTGGAAACTGATGGCCGGGCCGTGAAGCTGCACAAGCTGTACGCGTTTGTTCTGGCTTCCGATGAGCTGCTCGAGGACGCACCACGTCTCAACCAGCGGGTAACCCGTGGCGCTGCCCGCGCCATCCAGTGGAAGCGCAGTGAAGCGATCATGACCGGCTCCGGTAGCGGCCAGCCCCTGGGCTACATGAACAGTGGCGCCCTGGTGTCGGTTGCTAAGGAAGGCTCTCAGGCTGCTGATACCATCCTGGCTGAGAACGTGGCCAAGATGTACAGCCGCATGCTGCCCTCCTCCCTGCCCCGGGCCGTCTGGATTGCCAACAGCGACATCCTGCCCCAACTGATGACGCTGAAGATCGGCGACAACCTCGTATGGACTCCGCCCAGCTCTGGCTTCCAGAACGCCCCGGGTGGTTTCTTGCTGGGCCGTCCGATCATCTTCAGCGAGCACGCCAGCACGCTGGGTGACAAGGGCGATCTGCAGTTCATCGATCCGATGGGCTACTACATGCCGACCAAGCAGGGCGGCGTGAAGTTCGACAGCTCGATCCACCTGTACTTCGACTATGGCATCCAGGCGTTCCGCTGGACTTTCCGCTGTGGTGGTCAGACTTACCTGTCTGCACCGGTGAGCCCGGCGAAAGGCACGAACAGCAAGTCTCACTTCGTCGTTCTGGATGAGCGGGCGTAAGCCTCTGGCTCTAAGTGACGGGGCTGAGGCCCCGTACTAACCGTTAACCATTGCGGGGCCAGCGGTCCCCGCACTCCCCATTGCCAAGCAGGAGTTTCGACATGAACTCAAACGTACCGATGACCACCCGCAATCCGCTGGTGGTCGCCATCGCTCCGTCCAACCAGGCCGCGGGCGCTCAGTCCACCGGCTGGATCTCTGTGGCGGATTATTTCAACTTCATGGCGCTGGTAAACGTTGGCGCGCTGGGCGCGTCCGGCACTGTCGACGCCAAGATTGAGCAAGCCCAGGACAGCTCCGGTACCGGAGCCAAAGACGTCGCCGGCAAAGCAATCACCCAGATCGTTGCCAGCAACAAAACCGCCGCAATCGATATCAATCAGAATGATATCGATGTGACCAACGGGTTCACTCACATCCGGTTGACCATCACTGTCGGCACCGCTGCCTGTGACACAGCTGCCACCGTGATCGGCGCGTACGCGCGCTACGAAAAGCCGGACAACAACCAGGCTGACGAGGTGGTGTAAATGGCTATCCGATTCCTGCGTGATTACACCGTGCAGGACCGGGAGCGTACCACCTACGCCAAGGATGAGGTCAGGGATGACCTCTCCCCCGCGTCCGAAGATCACTTTGTAAGCCGAAACGTAGCGGTATACGTGGAGGCCGGACAGCACAAGTCGGAACCGCCCGAAACGGAAGAAAAAATCGAGCAGCCGGCAAAGCCAGCACGTCGAAAACAGTCCAAGCGCACCGCGTCGTGATAGGCGCGGCAACTATCAATCAGCGGTAGAGGGTCGAGAAAATGCAGGACGAAATCCTGACGAGGACAGTGCCGCCCTCAAAGCCTGTTGTAACGCTGAGTGATGTAAAGCTTGATCTGCGCGTGGACCACGACTTCGAAGACACGCTGATTCAGCCTCTCATCCAGGCTGCGACCGAGTATCTCGAGGCACCGTCTGGAGTTCTTGGTAAAGCGTTCCTCACTCAGACCTGGAAGCTTTCAACGCGGGGGCCGGACTCCGATTGCAGGATCTATATTCCGGTCACTCCAGTCCAGTCTATTGAAGCTATCAGCTACTTCGATTCGGACAATGTTGAGCAGACCCTCACTATCTCTGACTTCCATCTCTACGGAGACGAGAACTGGGCCTATCTCATTCCCAAGGACGACATTGAATGGCCGGAACTGTTCGATCGGCTGGACGCGCTGACAATCACCTTTAAGGCCGGCTTTGGATCTTCGGAAACCGATGTGCCAGAGACAATCCGGCAGATTGTCCGCCTGATCGTCACGCATTGGTATACCAACCGCTCAGCCGTGAACCTAGGAACAATCGCAACTGAGATCCCGATGGCTGCCGAATCTCTAATCTCTCTCAACCGCAAGGGTTGGGTCTACTGATGCCGCTGTATCCCGGGAAGCTCCGCCACCGCGTCACCATTGAGAAGCCGGACACCGTTCAAGACCCGACAACGGGCGAAATGGTCCCAGGCTGGGCAACCGTGGCCACCGTCTGGGCTCAAAAGCGCGCCTCCAGCGCCCGAGAGTTCAAGCAATCCCAGGCTGGCCAATCCGAGATCAGCGGCGAATTTGTGATCCGTTACCGCTCCGATTTGGACGCCACCATGCGCATTGTCCACATGGGCAAGATCTATAACATCGAAGGCGTGCTGGAGGACAACGAGAGCGGCCAGGAGTGGCTGACCCTGCCCTACAGCGAAGGCGTAAACGATGGCGACTGATGGAGTCAGCTACAAAATGACCGGGCTACCTGAGCTGCTCGGTAAGCTGGACGGCCTCGAATACGATCTCAAGCGCAAGGGTGGCCGCTTTGCCCTTCGCCGGGCTGCCCAGGTTCTCCGGGACCAGGCACGAGCCAATGCTGAGCGAGTGGATGACCCGCGCACGTCAGAGAACATTGCAGCGAATATCGTCGAGCGCTGGTCGGGTCGAACTTTCAGAAAGACCGGCAACATGATGTTCCGAGTGGGTGTTCTTGGCGGTGCTCGCCAGTATGCCAACACCAGGGAGAATGTCCGGAAGGGTCGTGCTGGGCAGACATATCGAACCGATGGCAGCTCCGGAAACCCCGGTGGTGACACGTTCTATTGGAGATTCCTGGAGTTTGGGACTGAGGATGCACCAGCCCAGCCAATATTCCGGCCGGTACCTCAGCAGGCAGGCCAGCAAGCGGTTTCCGTATTCGCCAATGAGTACACCAAAAAGATCGACCGCGCCCTTAAGCGAGCCCGGAAAAAAGCAGGTGTGAAATGAGCATCAGGATTGTTCTGCCATCAGGTAAAGCACCAAAGACCGCCAGAGGTACAAAGATCTACACCGAAGATGGCCATGAAATTAAGGGCGTGACTGGCTGCAATATCGAAATCATGCCTCATGGGGCCATAACGGCTCATCTTTCGGTTTTTGTTGAGGACGTGGAAAACCTCGAACAAATAAAGGGCCAGGTGAGCATCGTCAACCCAGAAAACAAGGAAGTTGAAGCTTTTATTTCGGATTTGATGAATGAGGGTAACCAGTGACCCCGCCAGTCTTCCAGGTATGCGCCGCTGATTCAGCCGTCACTGCTCTTCTCGGTGCTGGCCCCACCCGGCTGTTTCCGTTCGGCCAGGCTCCCCAGGGCGTCACCCTGCCCTACGCTGTTTGGCAAACGATCAGCGGCCTACCAGAGAACTACCTGGGACAAACCCCGGACATCGACAGTTACACCATCCAGATCGATGTGTACGCCGGGCGAGGTAGTGAGGCCCGGCAGGTAGCCGCTGCGCTGCGCGATGCGATCGAACCGCATGCTCACGTGGTCGGCTGGAATGGGGAGAGCACCGATCCCGACACCGGGCACAAACGATATGGATTCGACGTCGAGTGGCACGTCCCTCGATAAAGCAAACAGCAACCACCCGAACAACCCGCCGCCGAGCGGGTTTTTTATTGAAACCCGCGAGAGGATTGAACCATGAGCAAGCTCACACAGGGCACCCATATTTTCTTTCTGAACACCTCCGGCCAGACTCCGGAAGTCGTCAAGGTCGATTGCGCAACCAGCTTCAACCCGGGCGGCGATCCGGCAGGCGAGCTGGACGACACCTGTCTGGACAGCAACGAAATGGAGTATGTTGCCGGCATGCGTAACCCGGGCACTGCGTCCCTGGGTATTCGTCCTGATGGCGACTACGACAGCCACATGACAATGTGGAATCTGTCCCGGATGAACCCTTCACCGGCGATGAACTGGGCTGTTGGTTGGTCTGACGGAAAAGCAACGCCAGGTATCGCTCAGGGCGTTGGCTCTGTTGCTGTTGATGCTGGCGGATCTGGTTACTCGAGCGGCACCACCACGGTCACATTCTCTGATCCTGAAGAGGCTGACGGCCGGACCGCGACGGGCATCGCAACTGTGGTTAGCGGAGCTGTCACCGAAATTACCATTACTGACCCGGGCACCGGCTACACTGCTGCTCCCACGGTGACCATTGGCGGTGACGGTACCGGTGCGACTGCAACTGCGACATTGGGCGATTACAGCTTCGTGCTGCCCAGCTCCAGGACCTGGTTCACGATGGGCGGTTACATTTCTGACTTCCCCTTCGACTTCCAGACCAACGCCCTGGTTGAGTCGGAGGTCAGCATTCGTCGCACCGGTGGTGCCCGCTGGATCAAGAAGGCCGCGTAACCATGGATTTGACCCTTGATGCACTGAAAGATATGGGCGCCTTCACCGGCGCCCCTGTCCAGAAAGAAATTGTCCTGAAGAAAGACGGCAATGACGAAAAGACTGCCACGGTCTACGTGCGCAAGCTTTCCTATTACACCGCTGTTTCGGACATTAAATCCCTAAACGCCAATTCGGATGCCGTGGCTGGCCGCATTGCCTCTGCCATTTGCGACAAGGAAGGGAAACCTGTTTTCAAGCCTGGCGATATTACTGGCGAGGCGGATCCAGATCGCGGGCCATTGAGCAGTGAAATCACCATGGAGCTGCTGCGCGTGATCGGCGAGGTGAACGGAAAAAAGACGGAGAGCTGACCGACGAGGATGAGCTCTGGCATGAGCTGGTAATGTGCGGCATTGGCGGTCCGACGATCGCCATCGCCAAGCAGACTATGAGCTATGTTGAGTTCCTGGAATGGGCCGAATTCCGTCGCAAGAGGGGCAGTCTTCATCCTGGTATGCGGACAGAAAGGGCTGGAGCGTTGGTGGCTGCCATCCTGGCAAACGTCAACCGCAAGAAAGACAGCCAGCCGGTCAGCTTTTACAACTTCGCCCCTCACCACGAAGAGCCGCAACTGTCGCTGGAGCAGGCGATGGAAACCTGGAAATAGGTTGCTAAACTCTGTGCGCATGTTTTTAAAGGGATTGATTATGAGGAATTTGCTTTTACTGGCCTGCTTAGCCTTGGCTGCGTGCGCTCAAACTCCGATGAATTTCAATGAGGATGTCACCCTAAAGCCTTGGCAGACCTCTGAGGCGCTTCAGTCTGTGAGGTTTCCGGCCAATTCTCGTGGTGGAGATCTGGAATTTTGCGTTGCAAAGAATGTCATTAATCCGGCAGTTACTTTCGCGGATAGCGCTGACAGCTTCTTTGGGGCCTTCACCGGTACTTATTACCACGACACAGACACCACTACAGTTGGGGGCGGCTCGGTAATTCAGCACTCTTCAGAAAAAGGAGTTATCGCTGTCGGCGTCACGAGCTACGAATTGTCGGCTTTGGTAAAGCGCTATGTTCGCTTTCAGTTGACCGCCACTAATGATCAGTACGAGTTCGATAAACTTGAGCAAGTGCAAGCTAATAGCGGCGCGGTACCTAACAATGGCTTCCATCCTGTTGGTGCGTTTTCAGGTGCCAATCCAAAGAAGGCACTCGAATCTTTGGAAGAAATCGCCAAAAATATCGATTACTGCAGGAATCTTTAATACTCCGGGTTTTCGGGGTAATTACTTTGCTTGAAAGTGATACCTTGCTAACCGCTACCTGTCGGTCCATAATCCGCTTTACGGAGCGTCGAAACTCCTTCGCACAGCGGTACACTGCCCCCGACAGATGGCGGTTTTTTTACGCCTAAATTGCGTCCAAAATCCGATTTCTGTCGGGAGGGGATGGAAATATAAAACCCCTCGGGGAAATACCATCCGGTCCTCTGTGTGGGACTTTCGAACCTCCCGGCACCTATTCGAGAAAACACACAGGACGTAATCATGACAATTGCACTCACCACGAACGATCTAATCGTTGTTCATCATAAGCAGCCCTGCACCACATCACTCAAAGTCGCCGAGGCATTCGGGAAGAGGCATACTCATGTCTTGAGAAAGGTTCAGGAGCTTGATTGTTCTGAAGAATTTACATCAGCCCATTTTTGGGCTCATGATCAAGAAATGACCATCGGCAACGGCGCCAAGCGGAAATCCAAAGTCTACGAAATGACCAAGGACGGATTCATGTTCCTGGTAATGGGCTTCACCGGGAAGAAAGCAGCCCAGGTCAAAGAGGCGTACATAAACGCCTTCAACGAAATGGCCGAAAAGCTCTACGGCAACCCGGCCCAGCCCAGGCGCAAGCAGAAGGCCCTGCCCAACGGGCTCAGCCTTGAGCAGCAGGACGCCATCAAGGGACTGGTAAAAGCCAGAGTAGATGCGCTACCGCCAAAGCAGCGGGCCAAGGCAGCGATCACCTGTTGGTCGTCTTTGAAAAGCAAGTTCGGCTGCACTTACAAGGAAATCGAGCCCGAGCATTTTTCGGATGCCGTAAGCCTGGTCGCCCGGGTACCTTTGGAAGGGGAATACATCGAGGCACAGCCAGAACACGCAGGCTTAACAGAACACGACCTGTCTCAGCTGCGCTGCTTGATCGGGCACTGCCGCGGCATAGATGCCTACTTTTTTAAGCGGATTGGACCGGCATTGAGAAAGCTGAACCCCGAGCTGTATTTCTCGCTTCGGGAGCATGTTTTTGTCGCCACACAGCAGGCCGCAAGCCTGGAGAAGAGATTCCTAACGGATACTGGCCAGAATATGTTGGCCTGACCGAAGGAGTCCCGCGAACCCCGCCACGGCGGGGTTTTTTAATGCCTGGAGAAAAGTGTGACCAGAATTTCGACCAAGAGAGGAAATGTTAAGGCTAAGGATGTGCGCTATTTCTTCGACTATGACTCGGAAACTGGCCGGCTCATCCGTATACGAAACATAACAGCGGGAAGAATTGGACGAGTAGTTGGGCACATAAATAGCAACTACAACAGCACAAGATCATATCGCACGGTTTGCTTCGGAGACTGCAACTGGCAGAACTCTTGGCTGGTTTGGGCTTGGCACCATGGCGAATTCCCGCCAGATCGAATTGTTCACAAGAATGGCAACTCTCTAGACGACCGAATTGAGAATCTTGCGCTGTACAGGGATATGCGCAGGCCGGTACAGGTTTCCCAGGAGGTTTCCGCTGAAGACCAGCCCGAAACAATGCTTGGCGATCTTCCTGAGCACTTAAATACCGGAATCTATGAAATCCGGAACATCAAGAACGGAAGACGCTATATCGGTAGTGCGGTGAACGTTTCCAAGCGCTGGCGCCAACACCTAAGACAGCTCGAAACCGGGAGGCACCATAGTCAATTTATGCAGCGGTGCTGGAACAAGAACGGCGCCGAGAACTTCATTTTTCGCGTAGTACTGTCCTGTGAGGCCGAAGACCTCATTGAGAGCGAGCAACGGCTAATTGATGAAATTAAGCCTGAATATAACTGCTCCCCGACCGCTTCTTCCATGCTTGGCTATCGCCACCGAGAAGAGTCCAAAAAGAAGATGAGCAAAGCGCGCGCCGGGAAGTCTTCTGCGATGGCAGGGAGAAATCACAGCGATGCAGCCAAGCTAAAGATTAGCAAGTCGAAAACAGGGACAAAGTATGGGGCTTATTCCAGGGATAGAGTCGAAAAAACGGCGGCGGCCATGCGCAAAGCAAAAAGCTCCATGACGGAAGATAAAGTGCGCCTTGTCAGAGAATTGAGGCGACAGGGCAAAACCTATACCCGCATTGCCGATCAGATTGGCTGCACATGGTATGTGGTTGCGGACATCATTCAAGGCAGGACATTTTCATGGGTGAAATAGATGAGTAGGCGCTCTTTAGGCCAGCTTACGCTCGATATCATTGCCAGGACAGGTGGATTTGTTGCGGGCATGGACAAGGCGGAGCGCCAAAGCCTTAAGTGGAGGAAGAAAGTAGAGGCAGAGGCAAGGAAAGTTGGTGTTGCTTTTGCCACTGCTAGCGCTGCCGCCGTAGCCGGAATGGGGGCAATGATAGTCTCCACCACGAACAGCGCACGCGAGATCAAAAACCTTTCCTCACTTGCCGGTGCCAGTCCTCAGCAGTTCCAGAAAATGACCTATGCCGCGAAACGCTACGGCATAGAGCAGGATAAGATCTCGGACATTCTCAAAGACACCAACGATCGCATCGGTGACTTCATCCAAACCGGCGGCGGCCCGATGGCCGACTTCTTTGAGAATATAGCGCCGAAGGTGGGCGTGACGGCTGATGAGTTCGCCCGCCTGTCTGGCCCTGAGGCACTGCAGCTTTACGTTAAGAGTCTCGAGGATGCAGAGGTCAGCCAAAAGGATATGACCTTCTACATGGAGGCCATAGCTTCAGACGCCACTGCCCTGATTCCGTTGTTACGCGATAACGGCAAAGAGTTAAAGAACCTTGGCGACGAAGCCGAGCGCACTGGCAACGTGTTCTCGGATATGGAATTTGAGCAACTGGAGTCCATCCGTCGCGGTATGGACGAGCTGACCGGTGCCGCTACAGGAATGAAAAATGAAGTAGTCCTGGAGGCGTTGCCAGCGATTGAAGACCTGGTCGATCTGCTAAGCGATGAAGGCACGATGGAATCGGCGAAAGCTCTTGGCTCTGCCATTGTCACCTCCATGAACTTCGTCATCGAGGCCATTGATGGTGCCGTTAAGGTTACGCAATTTCTGGCGGAAGAGCTGGCGGCATTCATTCATGGCCCTGCCTTTGACGACATTCCTCGGCTGACGGAGAAGCTGAATGATTTGGGGGATGCGGTTGAAGGGCAGGAAGAAAGGCTCAAATCTCTCCGGCAGACACCGAACCTCATTCCAAAAGAAGTTATTGCTACCGAAGAAGAAAGGCTGCGGCGGCTCAGGGCAGAGTATGAAGCCGTTTCTCAATTGATAGAGGACGCGCGGAAAAACCAAAGCGCCCAAGTAGGCGACGGGGATGGAACTGGCGTTGACACAATCGATACATCTGGCTCGGGCATCGACATTTCATCCGGTGGTGTATCGACAGGCACTGGCGGCTCTACCGACGAAACCGGCAATGGCGAAACCGACTATCTTCAGCGGGTACAAGCTCTTCGCCAGGCCTTTGAAACGGAAAAACAGATAGCTTTGCGCCTGTACGGGGAGCGCAACGAAGAAATCAACGAGCTATATCAGGCTGACGTGATCAGCAAGATGGAAGCCGACCATCTTAAGATCCAGTCTGAACAGGAAATGCAGGATCAACTTAAGCAGATCCGGCAAAACGCGGCTGATGAGGAAGCACGACTTCAGCAGCAGCGCCAAGCCCTTATTCTGGCTGGTTCAGAACAGCTCTTTGGTTCATTGGCCGACATCACCGGTCAGTTTGCCGGAGAGCAGACCGCACTATACAAAACCATGTTCGCGGTTCAGAAGGCCGCGGCCATCGCTCAGTCTATCGTCGCAATTAACACCGGCATTGCACAGGCGTCTGCCGTTCCATTTCCCGCCAACCTTGCCGCCATGGCATCAGTGGCCGCCGCTACCGCTGGAATTGTTAGCAACATTCAGGCGGTATCAATTGCCGGCATGGCCCACGACGGCATCGACAGCGTGCCAAAGGAGGGCACCTGGCTTCTGGATAAAGGGGAGCGAGTCCTCACCTCCCCTCAAGCTGACAACCTCGATGCCTTCCTTGCCAGGCAGCAAGCTGGCGGAGGATCCGGAACTGTGGTCAACGTCATCGAAGACAATTCGCGGGCCGGAGAAACAGAAACCAAAAGAGGTAGCGACGGCCAGGAAGAGGTTAATGTTTTTGTCGCTGACATTATGGGCGGCGGACCGAGAGCAAAAGCCATGCAAACCGCATTTGGACTCAAGAGGCAGGGCTACTGATGGCAACCGAGAAACAGTTTCCCAAGTACCTGCCAACGCCACTCCGTAGCGGTTACGGACTCAAGCCAGCGCCCACGTTTGCCAGGACCAGCATGGCCAGCGGTCGTGCCAAACAACGCCCGGTCAACACCACTGTGCCAACAATGGTTCCTGTGGCGTTCCTTCTTACCCAGGAACAGGCGCAACTCTTCGAAGCCTGGTTCAACTATGAAATCAGCTATGGAACCGAATGGTTTAACTGCCAGCTGGATTCTCCTATGGGGCTCCGTCCTTATGAGTGCCGATTTACCGGAATGTACGAAGGCCCGAAGCTTCGCGGATTGAGGCACTGGGAATACAGCGCGGAGTTCGAGATCCGAGAGCGCCCCGTCCTGAATGAGGAATACTGGCTCTATGGTCAGTCGTTTGTCCAAAACCAGAGCATTATCGACGTGGCTCTAAACAGCCTGTGGCCTCAACCATGAGCATTATTGAAACGGTCTACGCTTCGGCGCCGTCTGAACACGTGATTCATCCAACACTCGAGATCCTGGTACCGAACTTCGAGCCTATCCGGGTTGTGGCGTCCTTCGAGGATCTGACGGCAACGCTTGAAACTGGCGAAACCGTAATCTTCAACGCGGGCCCGTTTGAATACAAAGAGCCGTCCAAGAACACTCAGGGAAACCAAACCCTGAATTTCTCCATCGCTAACGTCACCGGCGAGGCCCAGAAAGCTGTGGAGGCCGCACTGGAGTCTGCCGAGGAAGTGCCTGTAAATTACCGGGTGTTCCTCTCCAGCGATCTCTCAGCGCCTGCCAATAAGCCCTACAAGATGACACTCAGAGGCGGAACTTTTGAAGGCATGATGGTGCAGATCGAGGCCGGGTATTACGACCTTCTGAATGCCGCGTGGCCCCGAAAGCGCTACACGTCCGAATTCGCTCCCGGTCTGAGGTACATTTAATGACACTTGATGAGATCCTGGCGATTCCATACGAGCCGAATGGGCGCTCTCAGTCCGGAGCTGACTGCTACGGCATTGTTCGGATGGCCCGCGTTTATCTGTTCAACAAGCCCTGGATGCCGGTTCATGGCGGTGTTGAGGGCAGTGACAAACGAGCGCTCACTGAGGCGGTCCGAGCGGAGTCGCCAAACTACCGTGAAGTCAGACCGCAACCAGGAGCAATTGCTTGCGCCTTTCGCGGCACCCTCTGCACCCACATCGCCATCGTGATTGATGTAGATGGAAAGCGCATGATTCTGGAAACCGATGAACCTGGTAGAGGTGGCCATGGCCCGCGGCTGGTCAACTTGCGGTATTTCGAGCAGCGGTTTCTGAAGGTTGTTTACTATGACGATTAAAGTCTACAGCAGCATCATGCCGGGTGATCCGGCCGAGACTTACGATCGTTCGGGCTTAACCGTTGAAGCCTTCGTTAAATCCTTCACGCCGAATTACCGACGCGGTGATTCTCAGCCGATTTCCTGCATGATTAACGGCTCCATCGTGAAGCCTATGGACTGGGCCGATGTTGTTATCAGTGAAAGCGATGTTGTGGAGTTTCGACCGGTTCCCTATGGCGATGTGGTCGACGCCCTGGCCGTTGTGTTTCCGACAGTCTTCGGCCCGATTGCGGGCCCTCAGCTGGCGATCGAGGCGCTGATCGACATTCCCGGCCAGCAAGGCGGCCAGGGATCTCAGGGTAGCCAGTTAAATCCGGCTGACGCGCGGGCCAATATCGCCAGGCTTGGTCAGGGAATCCCCGAAGGTTTCGGTTATTACATTCGCTACCCGGATTACCTGAATCAGCCGCGCGCCTTTTACCAGGACCGGAAAACTCAGGTGATTCGCCTGCTGCTTTCTGTTGGTGTGGGCGAATACGAGATTGATCCGGACTCCGTGAAAATCGGTGAGACGCCAATCAATGAGCTGAACAACGCGGACTTCACCATCTATGAGCCCGGCGCGGATCTTTCCGGTGTCCCGAATCATGAGAATTGGTTTCAATCGCCCGAAGTTGGCGGTACGCAAGGAAGCGCTGGCATCCGGTTGAAGGGCGTCACCTATGATCAGCGCACTTATTTTGGATCCGGCACGGCATCAGGTGACGCGATAACCGGCATAACAGTAGGCGAGTTGTGGGAGGCCGGAATATTTGGGTCTATAAAAATGACCCAGTCGATAACCATCACCGACCCGGGCATTGGTTCAACGCTTATTTTCAATGGCGACTTTCAGCACCTTGCCGCTGGCATGACCGTCAACATCGAATCCAATCTCGACGTGAATGGCACCTACGTTGTTTCAACAATCAACGCAGCCAAGGATGAGATCGAGCTGGAGACAACCGGCGGCGATCCTGTAACGGATTCATCTGGCCTTTCCGGTGCCATGTCCATCGACAAAGCGGGCACAGAGTACGCGCTGATCTCAGTTCCCAGCGATACAGAGATTCAGGTTGAGCGCCAGCTGGCGGACGGTTCACCTGATCCCGACTGGGATGGGAACCTACCCTCAGCTTCTGTGACCCTGGAGATTATCTGGAGCGCCGAAGAATTTACCGGCAACAGGGCTGGGCCATTTGTTGTGTGCCCGGATGGTGAAACCACTGACACCATTGAGGTCGATCTTTTCGCTTCCTCTGGCTTGGGCGTAGTTGACGGTGAGTCCATAAACGCCAGGAGCCGGGACATTCGGATCGAATACCGCGAAGTTGGCGCTACGACCTGGCAGGAACAGATTGAAACGGTCAGCGGTAGCACCCGCGACCAGCTCGGCTGGACATTTACCGTCAACCTTGCCTCGGCTATAAGGCCAGAGATCCGGGTGAGCCGTCTTGGAGCGGAGGATGTGTCGGTCACCTCCTTGGATCGGCTGGACTTCACGGCGCTGCGCTGCAAATTACCAACGGTAACGAGTTACGAAGGCATAACCACGATGGCCGTGGATATTGTCGGTTCTGATGAGATTGCCAGTAGCTCCAACAACAAGATCAACCTGGAATTCACACGCAAGTTGCCAACGATAAGCGACGGTGAATTCACGGCCAAAGCGGCGACCAGGAGCATCAGTGCAGCTGCGTGTTATGTCGCCAAGTCACTCGGATACGCAGACGACCGGATCAACCTGGATGAGATGGAGCGATACGAGGCAATCTGGACGCCTCGCGGTGACACCTTTGACTATGTGTTCTCAGATGGAACCGCCAAAGATGCGATCGACACCATTCTGAGGGCCGGCTTTGCCGAAATGACCCTGGAAAATGGCGTCATCACCCCAGTCCGCGACCAACCGCGCGAAAAATTTGAGGACGGCTACAGCCCGGAGAACATGACAACTCCACTCCGTCGCCAGTTCCAGGGCAAGAAAGTGGATGAGCCAGATGGCGTAGAGGTTGAGTTCACCAAGGCCGGCACCTGGACCACGGAAACAATCCAGTGTCTGCTTCCAGGAGACCAGGCGGTCAAGCTCGATAAAGTAAACCTCAAAGGCGTCACAGACCAGACTCGGGCCTGGCGAATCGGCATGAGACGAAGAAGAGCGCAGCGTTATCGCCGCTGGACGTACTCCTTTGAAACGGAGCTGGACGCGCTCAACAGTCAGTACCTGTCCTATGTTCCGCTCGTGGACGATATACCAGGCTACGGCAAGGTCTCGATTCTGCAATCCATCAGCGCTGATCGCATTGTTGTTTCTGAGCCGCTTGAGTTCGAGGCAGGCAAAACGCACGTGGTTGCTTACCGCTCCGAATCTGGTGAAGTTGTCGGGCCGTTTCCGGCAACGCCAGGGCCTGACAACTACACAGCGCTTGTCTCAATCCCTCTGCCATGGCCGGCCGTCCCCCCTTCGGACAGAGAGCCGACCCATATTTACTTTGGCACAACCGATCGCTGGAGCTTTCCGGCCTTGGTTACCGAAATCAGTCCGAACGGACCGCTCTCTGTTGGCGTTACGGCGACCAACTACGATGAGCGCGTGTATGCCGACGACGACAACGCCCCAAGCTAAACGTTATTCCCCAAAATAGCCCGCCACTGAGCGGGCTTTTTATTGCCCGGAGCTTTATTTATGACCAAGTACAACACTGGCAACCCGGTTGGCAGCGCTGATCCGCGTGACCTTCACGATAACGCGCAGGTTTTTGACGAGCAGGTAAACAACGTTTCCAGCCCAACTGTGGTTGATCGCCTTGGCAGAGTAAGGACTACCTTGGCCAGCCAGCTTGGTTACAATTTTAAGGGCGACTACGCTGCTGGCATTAAGTTGAGCAGCTACAATGACATCATCCGCTATAGTGGCGAGTTCTATGGGCCTTCTGCGGTTGCGACCTTGCCATATACTACAACCGTAACGACACCTGATTCTGATACAAATTTGGTGGCTCGTGGTGACGCAGTCCTTAGGCAAGAGCTATCAGGTGATCCGGCTTCCGGTTTTGGGGCATTGCTGGTTAAAGGCAGCGCAATCCATGTGGATACAATCGCCAAAATGCAGGCTCTTCCTGGGCTGCAATTTGGAACTAAGGTTAGTGTCGCGGGTAGTGAGTTCTTGTTCGATGGGTCTGGCTTTAAAAACATTTCTGGGTTTATTTCTCCAGATGCCTTCAATGTGCCAACTGATGGAACTAGCAGCGCCCGAAGCGCGATAAACGACTGTATTGCCTTCGCCAAAGCCAACGGCATCAAGCGAATTCGGATCGTACCCAGAATCTACAGCCTGCCAGCCGGCACCGAAACCGTGAGCGATTACGGGGTACGGGTGCACGCCGACCCGGCCATCGATATTCAAGGGCTGTACTCCGTCATGATCGACGGATGCGAAGGGCTGGAAATCGACGCCACCGGAGCCACGTTTATCACGGACAGCGGGTGTCCGTTTGTTGGCTATCGGTCGCTGGATTGCGTGTTCAAGGGCGGGGCGTTTCAAGTGTCCGACACCGAAGGCAACGTGATCACTAATCAGGCGTCGGCGGTTAGCTGGATTCGGTCGATCAACTGCCGGGGCAAGCGGATCACCGTCGATGGCTACTATCGAAATCTGGTGGCCTATAGGGCGCCGGGCTGCGGGTTCGACGATTGGTGTCAGTCGATCAACGCCCTGTATTACAACTATTACCAGGCGTCGGCGCTGGACGTGAGTCTCGGGCGCGATCCAGTGGAAACCGAACATAAAACCGTGGGGGTCTACGCCAAGGGTGGGCGCTACGGGAATTACTTCAACGATAACGGTGTATTCATCCTGTGCCAGTCGGAAGACTGCTCGCCCAGCGGAAACATTGCCTCGCATTTCAAAACGGAGCGCGGAAACTACCGGGTGCTAGATTGCACGGTCAAAGAAACCAGCGTTCAAAACGGCGGCGATATCATCAACGGGATCACGGCGCAACGAACGCAGGCGGTTACTGCCGACCTGATAGGGGTGTCGATTCAGGGCTGTGACGTTCAAGGCTGTTACAAATCCTTTGCGCTCGGGGGTCTTGATGGCTTTACGTTCGCCGGCAACAAAGCGCGGGGCTATTACCAAACTGGCTTTGCGCTGATCTCGCAAAAGCTCGGAGCCACCGATTACCGTCTGAAAAACGGCACTATCACCGGAAACGAAGCCGGGTCAATGGCCGATAATTCCACCAGGGCAGCTACCGGAAACGACAAAAACGCCGGGCTGCAACTGGAAGAAAACAACGGCCTTGCCTTTGAAAACCTGATCGTGGCCGGTAACACCGTGGACGCGCTGGGCGATAACACCACCAAAACACCCGATTACGGGGTGTACGTGGAAGCCAGTCAGGGCGGCATTATCACCGGGCCGAATGCGTTTGCAGAAAACTTGACCAACGTGCTACCGGCGTGGCTGTATAGCCAGAGACTGGCCAAAAACACCGTGGCGTTTAGCTCACAAGGCACCACGGCCAGCCCAGCGCTGATTGACAAAAAGTACGCCCTCGGCGGATCGGTTCGGGTTTTTAACAGCAGCGTCGCCTTGCCGGCAGCAGAGACTGGCATGGAGATATTCATTTGCGCCACCTCATCAACTGTGAAGATCTTTGCTGATGGCGCCACCGATTCGGCGACCAGCAGTGACACCATTTATGTGTCAGGGGGCGGCAGTACTCAGCGTAACATTCAGTTTAATGGGCCGGGCACAGTAAAACTAACTTGTGCTGTAAGTGGTCAATGGTCCCTAGCTCCAGACGGAGGAACCACTGTATCGGTGACGCCTTAAACTGGTGGGAAATTTAACTGCTCAGGTTAGTTTTCTGAATAGCCTGGTGTGGGCATTTTGTGGCCACAGCATAAACATGGATGTGCATTGATAGGATGATGTGGGCGAGGGCGTCCGGAACGACCTTATTAAAATCAGCTAGTTATAATTGCTAGTAGCACTCATAATGCTGGGGTCGGCGGTTCGACTCCGCCCCTTGCTACCAAGATTCAAAGGGTTACGACGCAAGTCGTGACCCTTTTTTTATGCATGTCCCCCGCTGCCCCGGACGGTGGTAATATCTCGCCTACCTCTTTTATCGAGCGCATGATAACCATAAGGAAGTGACTTTGAAGAATCTCATTCTGATTGCCCTGGTCGCCTTCGGCGCATGGCAGCTCTATCAGTCGAAGCAACCCGAGAGCCAACCCCTTTCGGTGGCTAATCCAATGGCTGAACACAAGGCATTGATCGAAGAAGCCAAGCGGGTAACACAGTTCAAATGTGATGGACGGCAACACTGCACGCAGATGACGTCCAGAGCAGAAGCCGTGTTCTTCATCAGGAATTGCCCAAACACCAAGATGGACGGTGACGGTGACGGAATTCCGTGTGAGAACGATTCCAGATTCTGACCGCCAATTGGATTGAAAGTGGAAACCAACAAAGCGCTGTAATAAAACGATGAGCTAGTCACAGTTGCTCACGAGACTTACCATGCCAGACACTAAAAAAGTATGGGTGAAGGGACACGAATTATAGGAGGAGGCGCCGAGTCTGGCCCAGCGCCTGACCATGTTCCCGTTTCAGGTCCACCCGGAGTTGGAAAAATCCGGCTCCAATTGCTTCTGTTTTCTTCTTCAAACCGCATGTTTCCGGGGGTAGTCCGAGGGGAGCAGGCCACGCAGACTGCTCAACTAGAAATTCCCCGCTACTGAGCCAGATATCTATGCTTCAGATTTTCTTTGTGCTTTTCAGTGTAGTAATCACTAATTCGCATAATGACGCCCTGGCGGAAAAGATCGTCGAAACAACGATCAAACTCCTCAGCAATACCAGATTCTTTGAAAACCATCTTGTAAGGGCTAGGGTTGAAGATTGGAGCAAACTCAAGTTGAGCTTGTTTCGAAACCAAACGATCGCTTCTCTCCGACTCCTCGATCAGCCGCTCATTTACTTCAGCAATGATGAGACCGTCGGCCAAAATGGCATCTACTCTCCCTCTCAGTAGCAATCGGGAGTGAATAGTCTGATCGGCAATAGTGAGAATCGAACCAAAAGCCTCAGCTTTCTTTTCCAAACCAAGAATTTTGGGTCCGTCCTGGAAGGTAACAACGTCCAGCCCGTCTAAATCATCCAATGTTTCAATCGAAGCCTGCTCAGAGGCATCATAAAAGGCACCGTTTTGATACCAGATGTAGGCAGCGGTAGGAAAACCTGGCAAGGATTCGGCGAGGGGTACTGTCATCACCCCGTCTGCCCTTTCAAGATATTGGAAGCTCAACCAATGCCGCCCGAACGGTTGTATCAAGAAGTTGGCCTCGTAACCACAATAAGCGAGGGTACGGTCTACTATTGCTATGTCTCTTCCATGTCCCCCCTCTTCCGATGCCCCGGGTGTAGGGCGACACGCTAAATTCGACCGAACTTCACGATAAATAGAATTCCCGTTTTTGCGTCTGGTAAAACCCAGTTTGCGATAAACATCCCGGTTAACCTTCCTTTAAATGCTCCAAACATCCTATGAGGTGGTCTTCATTCACGGTATAGGGTCTTACAATTGCGAACCACCTTTCTAGAACCATACCCGCATTCGGCCTTTGACGTCCGCACCACTTCGAAAATGGCCGCCTTGTTGTCTATCAACGACCAAAACTTCATGCGTTGGAAATGCGTGTGGTGTTGCGGTTGCTTGCAAGCCTGACCCGCTCAGCCAGGTTTGCGTGAAGGACGTTGCAGGCAACGGTCGCACAAAGCACGTGAAGCTGCCCCGGTCATCCATCCTTCAAACTTGCAACCCAGAAGCGCCAGTCTGACTCGTCTGGGAAAGATCCAGTTCCAAATAAACAGGCGTGTTTGGAGACCCCAGCCCAGGGGAACTTCTTCCAACCGGTTGCCTTTGGCGTCTGTGATATGAAAGTCCAATTTTTTTTCACTCCTCGTCCCCCATCGGTCGCTACAGCTCCCGCATCTCCTGCTGGAGCTTGTCTGATCTTCAGCATCTTTCCGTATTGAGCCGACAGTGCTTCGCGCCACAATCTGCGGCTCCTTGATCTTTTGGACGGCACGACCGCTTTAGTGGGCAACTTCTAACGGTCGATGAGTTAATGTATCTTCAACTCTCCGGTGTTCTTTAGTGGCTGCACCCGAAGTCTAGAGAACAACAGCCGGCCTTTCGTGCAGGAAAGGCAAGGGCCTTCTAAATGAATTAGTCGAGGCGAAGAAGTAGCCGCCGAGCGATAACGAACAGAAGGTCTCACAGACTGCTGTCTTATTGCATCTTCGCTCTCAGAAACTCGTCGGGGGTGTACCCCATCGCACGGCAAACCGCCAACTCTTCACTGTTGAGCCGTGCCGAGGCAGGGCCTGTTGAACCATGCAGCTCGCTACATTCAGCACTCGTCGCCTGCTTCTGTTTGGTCCTCAAAAACTCGACCGGATCGGTTCCCAGCGCGCGGCATACAGCCCGTTCCTCTTCCGTGAGCCTTTCACTTCCTCTGTATGGAGTTGCTCTACTGGTCCGCTGCGCAGATCGAGCCGCCGCCACATCAGCAATACCGTCAATCGCCGGGTTGTTGGTTACCGCCACCATCAATAGCTCGGTCACAGTGCCACTTTTATCGTATTTGAAAACCGGGGACAGATACCGATACTCATCGCCCTCAATCATCGCGGTTGCCCGCGCTGTCCATTCGACAGCTATGGCGTAAAGTCCATCACCCTCGCGCCACTCTAACCGCTCAAACCAGCCGGCAGCGGGCGCGGGATTGCCTGAGGTTTCAGCATAGAGCGTCTGGTGCTCGTAATCGATTACAAACGGAGTCTGTCGCTGTCCAGACAACGCTATCAGTTCACGGGCGGAAGCGGCATCCATGCGCCAGCCTGCAATGCCAGTTGGGCGACCATCTCGGGCACGAAACACGCCAGCCGGGAACAGCTGGATATCGTTAGAGGGCGTTCGGAGCCTGGCAGTTAATGCCGCAATGCTTATCATACGATTCCTCTCCCACACTTGGTCTGCATAGCGTTATCTTCTCCGTGAATTCTCACATTGCGCCATTTGTTCAATCTCCAGCTTGCCAGGCTTGATGAGCTGGTAGAGGCGAGCAAAGAAAACGGCACATCTGGTTAAGTGGGCCATGGGATCAACCCCTGCCTTGCTCAAGAAAAGACTCGACTTAAGGTTAAAGGATGGCCTCCCAATTTCGCAGACAGCCTTGCCTGGAATAGCTGTGCTAGAATGGAACCCAGCGCGTTCAGAATGGCCGCATACGATGTTTCTGAACGTGGCGCTGGTCCCTGATGCGGCGGGGGCAGAGCGTCCCTTCTGCTCTGGTTATACGCGTGCGGACTGATCGATTGCTTCCGAGCGCCCTCTGATCTTTCGCATTCGGAAGCGAAGCGATAGCCGCCTAGAGCGTTCTTTCAGGACTCTGACGACTTGACAACGCGGGATCTTGAAGGCGTGAGCTAGTTGGCCGTATGTCCAGCCCTCGGCGCGAAGCGCAACAATGGCCCGCCTGCGATACAAATGACGACGCAGTACCAATAGTTGGGCCAGGTCCAGGGCGTTTTTTTGAAGCAGCTCAGTAGCAACCTGGGCGTCTTCAGCCTCAAGGGTCTCCCAAACCTGCACTACTTCCACGTTGTCCTCAGTTGAGGAAAGCCTCGCATCCATTAAGGCGTCAGCAATTCTCAATGCTGAGTCCGGAGACTCAGCAAACAAGGCGCGAAAGTCTTCATTTGCGACAGCCCAGATTTCGTCATCTGAAATCAATCCGTCCGCCCATGCCGTCGCCAACTCCCGGCTTCTGAACTTGTCTGGTGAACACGCCATGATTACCTCGTTTTTAATAAATGCCTGTTGGGAACATCAGCACTGCGGATCGGCGGGGTACGTGCTCCCTGATCCCTTGGACGGCAAGACTTCCTCAGTCGGCAACTTCTAACGGTCGGTGAGTTCATGTATTCTTTAAGCTCCGGTGTCCCGTAGTGGCTGCACCCGAAGTCTAAGGAAACACCCGCCGGCCTCTCGTGCAGGAGAGGCAAGGGCCTCAAGTTCACCCATCCAGAAAGATCCCGCATGCTTTAAGCATGATCTCGCAGTGAAACCCAAAAGCCGGACCAGTTAATTCCATTGCCCCCGCTAAGAATCGCGGCTATTCCTGTGCTTCTCTGTGTTTTTTCAAAATGTTCAGGATTTGGCGGTCAGTAAGTTGGAACAGCTCGGCAAGCTCGTTTAACTTCCAACCGTCTCGCCTGAGTGCTGCAATTCTGCGTCTGCGGAGTGCATTTTTTAGGGGCGAAAGAGTTGGAACTTTGATCCGACACCCTCGATAAATGTTGCACAACACTTCAACGTCGGCTTCATCCATCATTGACCGCAAGCTACTTGTCCTGCTGGTCGTCATTGGCACCCAAACGTCGCGGCCTCCCGCCGCAAGAGCAAGCCTGATTGCTGTTTCAGGCGAGACTTCAACCAATGCCCCAAAATCCGGACCCACTGATTTCATCAGTTCATCAGAAGAAAAAGCCCCCTCTCGGTAGGCTTTAAGAAGATCGATTTCTGTCGATGGTTGAGGTTTGATAGACATTGCGTGCACTCTCTTTCCCGCGAAACCTTTCGCTAGGAAAACATGAAGTGGGGCAAAGGCAGGACGCGAAAGGATTCGGTACGGGAGCCGGAGGGTTTAGGTGTCTGGGGGATATCTGAGGTGGGGACTGTTCAGAGGACGCTAATAGAAACTGGGCTGTGTTCATAAACGTGACTCCCCCGGAGGGAAAAGCCACGTTTACATTTATGACACTTCGAGACTATGGAACGCTGGCGACCATCTCACTCAAAAGTGCATCGGCGAGCTGAGGCTTTTGGGCACCTTCCATATCACCATACTTCTCGGCAACGGGGTCTGCGTAGCCGTTCCGAGGGCTTCCCGACGCGGCAGACTGTGCAGCGATTATATTCTCCAGCTGTTCCAGTTGCTCAGCCGTCAGCGTGAAGGCGTCGAGCATTTCGAGCCGCTTCAGCTCAAACATCCGACGTTTCGCGGTTTGAAGATCATTTTGATGTCGATGGCGCTGCATGTCCCAGGATTTTAGATCAGAGTCCAAATTATCACGCAGTTGCACGGCATCTTTGAAAGCCTGCTCAGCATCCCTCAGAGCTGAGCTTGCTTGCTGCACCTCTGTAGATGTTTTGGCAGATCGCAACGTCTGTTCCGCCTGGGATTTAGTTTCCCTGGCATTGGCAATGCCCTGTTCAGCTGCTGGCAATAGCTGTACTCGGATTTCTTCTGCTCGGGCTTGGCTGCTCTCAAAGTCCTCTTTTCGAGCAATATAATGAGTGATCGCTTGTTGAAGTGACATTACTGACGACCTCCAATAGTGTTGATGACAGTTTCGGCGAGATCCGCCAGTTTCTGCTTACGATATACTTCCGGATCGTGACCCATTTGTCGGGCTACGAGAAGATCCTCTTTATTTAGCTCCCGCAGCTTCTCAACGGTGGTCCCTTTTTTCTGGGCATACGTCTTCAGGCGATCAGCATAATCCTGCTCGGTCACGACATTTCGCAAAGCGACATTTTTTTCTTCCGGAGTGATTAATTCACTCATAACTGGTGCTCCTTGTGTTACATCGGTGTGCGCTTGGGGCGCGTTTAATCCGGTGGGGGCTGCCGGAGGTTCTTTCCCCTGAAATCTTTCGCAAGGAAATCACGGAAGGTGACCCTCAGATGACACGAAAAGATTCAGGCGAGATTCAGACTTCCATAGTTCAATTTTGTGAGGTGCAAGCGGCTCACTCGCAACGGCCAACCGCCTCACTACTCAGCAGGTGCGTTAGACCCGCGTTAGATTCCCTCAGGTGAAACGGAACGGGCGGCAAGGCTCAACGAGTCGCTGAACTCCGGACGATCCGCCAGGAGGCTCTCAGGGCCTCCTGAGAACTCCGACCGATTCAAGGCCGTTTCGAGACGCTCAAGTAGCTGTTTCTGATGGTTACCAAGTTCCCCGCAGAGCCACACGCCGTACTCAATGTTCTCCATTGACTCCAGTGTTGGCTGTTTGTGGGTGAGGTATTCCTGCATCAGCTCAGACATGGCCATTACAGCGCTGGACGCCTTGCTCACGTCCAGCACAATCCAGGTCACAGAATCCTTGAGCGCCTTCCGGCCCTCAGGCGATAACAGCTCTGCTTGCGTTGCGTGCATTCCCATTCTTCCGGTCTCCCAAGGATTAAACGTGTTTGACGATTTCGGTGGTGACTCGCTCGTCACCCAGTTCGGCGGCTGCGTTGAGCGCCCTGACAACCAGGTTGTTGATGGCCAGCGGGTAGAGATCGCTCACCACCTGGCCTTTGTCCTTCCGGCGCAGACGCTGCCGGATGGCTTCTACCGCCTGGGGCTCAATAACCTTGGGCAGGGAGGAGCCCACCCGCTCCAGCTTGTAGTTGAGGTAGTTCTCCAGCTCGTCATCCAGCGGGCGAAGGTCTACCGTAATGCAGCGCCGGATGAGTTCACGCGCCTGGCTGTTCCGGTGCTCCTGGAGCTTGAGCCCCAGCTCGGTCTGACCGATCAGGACAATCCCGAGCAGTTTCGTGAAGCCGTCCTCCAGCTCCCAGAAACGCTTGAGGTAACGGAGGGTGGGAATGGTGAGGTCATGGGCCTCCTCGATCACCATGACGTGCTTCTGACCTGAGCGAGAGGCGTCACGCAGCAAGCGCTCCACCTGGCGAGCTTTCGCCTCCAGGGACCGCTTGGGGTTCTCGCCACTGATATCGGCGATGATGGCCTCACAGAGCCCCGCCGCCGTGATCCGAGTCTTGTCGATGATGGACGGCATGATGACGGTGGTCTTGCCATCACGGCGCAACTCATCCATCAGCATGCGGCGCATGGTGGTTTTTCCGGCTCCGGAATCAGCAACCACAGCCACAATGCCTTGGGCCTGGGCTGCATGGCGCATGGATGCCAGAACGTAGCGGTATTCGTTGGTCATAAATACGTCCTCAGCGCTGCGCACATCGTCAACAAAGGGGTCACAGAACAAGCGGAAGTGCTTCAAAGTATCTTGTGCTAACATAAAAAACTCCTTGTGGTTGCCTTCTCAAGGTGCCGGTAGATGGCAGTCTCCGGCGGGCAGGTGGCATTGGTGCTGTCACCTGCCCACTTCTTCCAGCAGCGGCTCTGCCGCCACTCCGAACTTCCGGGCCATCTGCCCAGTAAACTCAGACAGCTCCTCATCTGGTATGCCCTCCGGGTAACGTTGCTTGAACTCGCGGGTCAGTTGCTTGGCTGCCTCGCTGCCAGGCTCAAGGCCAATGCTGTCTCGAATCATGGGAACCGCCTTCACGTAAGGTGTCCGGCTGGCCAGCGCCCGCTTGGGTTGCTGAAGCTCCAGGGCTTGCCCCTTGCGCTCCATGAAGTCGGGGACGGTAGCCGCTGCAACATCGGCGAACGGATCAATCTGACCCTCAAAGGCTGGCTTGCGAGCCTTCCGGGCTTCCTTCACGGCCTGGTCCGTCTCAACCCCATAAGCCTCACGGTTCATCTGCTTTCTGAGCTCGTCAGTAGGCGTCTCCCGCATGCTGGCGTAGTTCTCGCCATACACCGGAGCGCTTGCGTTGAAGCCCGCAGCGTCCCGCTCGATGGGCTCTAGATCGTAATGGACCTTCTCACCGTCCAGGTTCTCGTGAATCACAGTGACGGTCGGGGCGAGATAAGGGTTGTAGGTCACCTGAACCTGATCACCAACGCAGACATCCGAAATGCACTCAACCGAATAGGTGTGCGAGCCAATGCCGGTGATTGCGTAGGAGATCGTCAGGTCTCCGGCCACCTTGCGCGTTACCGGTCTGGCCTTCTGTAGCAGTGCCAGGCAAAGCTCACGGGGCGGGCAGATCCGCAGATGTTCAGGGCGAATCGTCTGCCAAAGCCCATGCCGCGTGTGGCCATGGCGACGGTGACGACGAGTGCCGTTGAACATCTTTGCCCATTGCTGAGCCTTTTCGTTCAGTTGCTCGATAGAGTCGATCCGGTACATGGACAGCCGGCTCTCGAACTCGCATTCCACCAGGTCATGCGTGCGCTCAACCTGGCCTTTGGCACGGGGTGAGCCCACCTCGTGGGCGTGGTGCTTCACCTGGAGCCGGTCCAGCATGCCCTTGACCAGGTGTGATTGGTTCGCGGTACCGGCGTCCCAGATCAGCATGAACGGCACGCCGTGAAGCGGGTCGCCATCACGCTTAGCGAATGCATCCAGCAGGAACTCAACCAGCGTCTCAGCGTTCTCACCAGGCGTGTTGTAGTACTTGACGAAGAACGCGCCGCTGTTGTGGTCGGTTACCAGGTAACGCAACACCCGGTCATTCTTTACCCGATAGACGTTCTCCAGCTTGTTCTTGTAGAACTCATCACGGGGCATCACCTTCAGCCCCTCCGCCTTGGGCAGGTAGTACAGAACGCACACCGACACATCGAACTGCCAAACGTGGTTGGGGTGAAGGCTGCGCACCTCTGTGTGCGGCTTCGGCTTGTTCATCTGCTCAGGGTGAACCCGGTGGCGGCGCATCTCACGGGACACCGTGACCTCAGACACGTCAGACGCAATCCAGCCGTTAGCGTTGGCAATCTCTACCGCCTGTTTCAGGCTCATCAGTTGCTTGCCGTTGTCACGGCTGGCTTGCATGATCAGGTTGCTGATCCTGATGCACTGCTCACGGGTCACGCTGGACTGGCCCCGGTCACTCCGGGGCTTCCGGGACTTCACAAAGCCCAGATCCTTAAGGCGCTCACGAACCCATTGCTCTGAGTAGTTCAGGGCGGTCGCGGCCTGGCTGATCAGCTCCCCGCGCTTTCCGTGGCCCGCACTCTCAAGCCTGGCCCCTACGTTGAGCAGGTACTGCATGGTATGGGCTTCCAGATCCATCACGCCGTTTCTCCCTCAATCACCTGGTCAAAGGCTTCCAGGTCTGCCACAGGAATGCCCAGCAGCTGCTCTGGCAGGATGTCGTACTGTCGCCCCAGCAAAAGGGCATGGCGGAAGACGCCGCGCAGCTCGGCATACAGGCTCTCTTCCAGGTGGTCCGTGCGGTCTTCCAGGTCCATGATCTTCTCGACCGCTCGCGCCAGCTCGTTGAGCATGGAGATGCTGGACAGAGCCTTATCCATCAGCTCGGACTTCAGCAGCTCGTCACGCTCTGCCCGCTTCTGTGCCGCCTGATCCGGTGTCAGGTCCCGGCGCAACTCACGCTCCAGCTCGTTGAGCTTCTTCTCCTTATCCTCCAGCAGGCGCTGGTCTACCTGGCGTTCTGACTCCAGGTGTTTGACCTTGTCGGTCAGCTCCTGCTTTTCCTGGTCGAGCTTCTCCTTTTCCTTGGCGTGGCGGGCAGACAGATCATCAATCAGCTCCAGGAGGGCATCCTTATCATGTTTTTCGGCGGCAGCCTTGGCCTCTTCGATGATGCCTTCAGGGGCTCCCCGGAGCAGGCGCAGCTGATCCCGCTTGACTCCCATCTGCTGCAATCCATCCAACGCCTCTCCGAATACGTCATAGTTCTTGATACTTTCGTAGACCTTGCTGTTAGAGAGGCCGAGAGCATGCTTGCAGTAGTCTTCGAAGTTTCGCGCGGCGCGGACTGCTCCGCTGCCATCGGTGACCACTATGTGCCGCCAGAGGTCGCGCTCCTTAACTTCTTTCGCCATCCTAATTTCAGCGGCGCGGAAAAACTGATTAAGCCCCCGAAGGAATGCCAACTTTCCGTGCATCTGGTTGGCAATGTCACGATCCACGAGGTCGCCAGCCTGCAAGGCAAAGCCATCGCGGAACTGGTTGGTTTGCACTTCCGCTTTGGCGACGAGATGGCTCTGTTCAACCTGGTGATTGAACTCGGTTACTTCCTCGCTGATTTTTTTATTGGTCATCACGGAGTGTCTCCCCTGCTACTCGTGCGTACTCGCTCTCGATCTTGTGAATCCGGCCCAGTTGGTGGCGCTTGTATTGAATGGCCAGCTCAAGCCAGCGCTCACCGGGAGCCCAAAGCTTCTGATTGCTGCCCTTGCGCCGGTAATCCACCACCCAGCCTGATTCCTCAAGGGCCTCCAGGGCACGACGTGCTGAGTGGTAAGTAATGCCAGCGTGTTTGGCGATCTCGTCGATGGAGCAGCCATCAAAGCCGACCTCCATCATTGCGTTGAGGGTTCCGACAACGCGGTTAGGGCTGGTTGCTTCTGATTTGCTCACTTTCGGTCTCCCTTGGTGCGGTATTTCAGTCTGTTGATGTAGCGGTTGAGACCGGAGCGGCTGGGGGCTCTCTCAGCACCGAACTTCTTGATGCACTCCCGCCGGAGATGCTCGATTGAGAGGCCTACCGACTGAGTGAGAATGAAAGACTCCAGCTCAGGATCGAGCTCAACCTTGCACGGGCGGCGCTGAGGGTCGCGCAGCAATCGAACGATGGTCACCGGCTGCTCGTCGGGCTCTGCCCTGGCAACCTCGCGCAGCTGCTGAGTCAAAACATCCACGACATCAGGCGCGGGCAGGCCCTGGACGGCTGCTTGCACGGCCCGAAAAGCCCGCAGCTTCTCAGCCTCGAATGGCGTTACGCTTGGCACGATTCACCTCCCTTTCTTCGAGCGCCGCAATGATTCGGCAGTTCCGGTTGTAGTTTCTGGTTCGCTTTTCAATGAGCGCTCGCAATTCACCGATAGTCAGTTCATCCACCGACTTTCCGGTAGCTGCGACGAGCCTTAAAAGACCAGCGAACCAGTCTGGGTCTGGATCGGGAGCTGCCAGCGGCCCAACTTCGCGCCCGGCCTGTTTGAGTTCGTGCGCTACCTTTGTCATCCAAAAGCTCATGGCATTACCTCCAGTCCTTCAATCCGGGCATAAATCCGGTTGTAGGTTTCCGTCCGCTGCTCGATCAGTGAGCGCAACTCGCCGACTGTCAGGTCATCCACTGGTTTGCCGGTGGCTTCGACCAGATCCGCAAGCCCCGCGAACCACTGGGCGTTGCTCTCAGCCAGTGATGCGATGTCACGCCCCACCTCGGAGAGCTCCCGCTCTGTCTGAGTCATTCTGAAAGTCACGATGTCACCTCCAGCTCTAGTCCTGGTTGCAGGTGCTCCTGCACGTTCTTCCGATGCCAGGCCACGTCCTCCAGCAGGCCGGTCAGGGCCGCCAGGGCCTCATCGGAGCCGTTCTTGCGCTCGTAGAACTCGACCAGGAGGCTCACCGCACCGGCAAACGAGGATTGCAGCTCGTTCAGGTCCGTGGAGGTCACCCGCTTGCCGGTTGGGATCTCAATCAGCATCTTGTTGGCGGAGTGCCCGATGTATCGGGTTACCAGGTCGATCCCGCAGGCGGCCTCAAAGGGGCGGATCAGAATCGCCGGCATGCGCCCGCTCTCCAGCCACTTGTAGAGCGTCCAGCGATTGCTCAGCCCCATCAGGTCTGCGATCCGGTCAACCGAGCGGTTGTGCTTCTCGCGGGCGTACTCCATGCACAGCTCCATCGATTGCCGCAAGGAGCATGGACTCACCCGTTTCCAATTTCGTCTTGCCATTTGGAATACCTCTCTGCTCAGCAGCCCCAATAAAAGAATTCTTCTGCCTCTGTGGCCTGGGCCTGGTCAGGGGTAGAGTGATTGTCAGGTTCGACCGGGGAGGAAACGGATATGCCAGCGGCTTCAATGATGCGAGTTCGCAGGGCTTTGCCCTTAGGGCCATCCCATAGACCTATCAGGCATGCTTTTGCGTTCGTCTGGTGGATGCCCTCTTCCTTGCACCACGTATGGAAGGTGGTATGGCGCAGGATGAATGCAGCTCGGACTTCTCTGTATAGCTCTGGCGAGGGAGCGAGTGTATTCGTTGCCATTGTTATCCCTCCGCAACCGCATTGTGTTGGTGTGGCTCAGCTTCGGTATCAAGGAGGAACGGCTTGGAAATGCCAGAAGCGCGAACCAGTTCTGCTCGCAGTTCTTTTGCTTTCGGGCCGTTCCACGTGCCGATTAGGCACGACTGTGCGTTTTGCACATTCAGCCCGTGCGAGTCGCACCATCTGGAGAGCGAGAAGCCCTGCGCAATGAAGCCTCCCCGGACTTTGTTATAGAGAGAGCGGCTTGGTTCGAGACTAAGGATGTCCATTTGCGGGAACCTCTATATAATTGGCCGGTATGTTAGTTTCTAATCATGCTTTATTAAGCACGCCTGAGTAACATAAAAGGAACGTTTGGGTATGTCAAGCACATTTGAGGAGTCGGATGCTGTCGTAGGCCAGCGGATACAAAACATTCGCAACCAAGAGGGGATGTCTCAGGCAGAGTTCGCCGAAGCTTTGGGGATATCCTTGCGTGCTTATCAGAACTATGAGCGGGGTGACCGCCCAGTTTCTAAGCAGCTACTGTGCTCCCTGAAATCTATATTCGGCGCTAGCTTGGATTACATATTGGATGGTGGGGAATCTGGACCAGAAAGCACGCCGCTAGGCCAATTGAGCACCTGGGCCGACGCTGCTCAGATGTCTGATCTACTTCATTACATCTACAACGAACTCAACCAGGACCTGCCCTTAGATGAATTGATGCCAGGCAAGGAACCGTTTTGGTTCATCACCAGCGTCTATCAGAGAGTAATAGCCCATTTGCCCAGTAAGGTTCAGGCCAATTCTGAAGAGGCCTATAAGCTGGCGAATCACTTCGCAAAGGATGAGATTGAGCGTTACCGGCACATGCTCTCTATTGCTCGCAAGAACACGGGCACAAGCCGCGAAAGTGCGATCAAAAACGAAGCTAAAGCCAAGGGCGGAGCGACCCAAACTTTTCATGGCAAGGTAGGCCAGGTAGGCGGAGGAGACATCAACAACAACTTTGGCGACAACGACAAGTGAGCGGGCAATGACAGATCAGACCTTCAAGGGGCCTGTTGACCAGGTAGCCGGAGGCAATATCAACAACTACGGCCCGCTCACGGATGGCCGCCAAGTTGCCGGGAACGATATCCACAATCACACGCAGATTGAGGAGTACAAGCCGCCAGGGGATAGCCCACTACTTTATGCCTGCAAGGCATGCGGGTGGCCAGGTGTTGCTGTGAATGCTGATAAGTGCGGAAAGTGTGGCTTCAACTATGCCCTTGAGAGAACAGAGGCTGCCGCACGTCAGCAAAGAGACTCGGAGTCTCTCATTTACTGGCTTGGAGTCGCTGCCCTGGTAATTTATGTCGGGGCGGTTGCCCTGATGCATGCCGTTTCACTCGGCTTCTTTGACGCTATCGCCGTCAGTTTCGTTGGAGCTTTGGCCGCCTGGGGTGGCTGGATCTGGTTGAGCTCCTGGTGCTCTGTGAAGCTCGACCGCTTAAAGAGAAAGCTAGGGGGATGAGTCGCTATCGAGTGTGAGCAACCTGGAGCGTTAGAGCGCTCGCTTGGGGATGCACCAATTTCGCTATTTTGGTGCAAATCTGTTTGCAGGTTTCCATTCGGAAAAACTCTCCATATCCCAAATAGACCCACTTTAGAGCCCAAATATCTTGAAGCTCCCTCTCAATTAACTAGTCTCCAGACACCCGGGCAAATCAGGCGCCAGAATGTTGAGCGCCGGCTTTTCTTTCGCTGGCGAAGTCGCAAACGAAGGGAGTGCAAGACAAAGGAGAGATAGATTTAAAACGAAACGGCAAAGCATTCAGGTGAAACCCTGGTCGGACTACATTAACAATTGTTTATACTACGATGCTCCCAGAATTCCAGAAAAATTAAGTAAATTGTTCGACTTAACATCTGACTCCCGCGAAGTCCTCTTGAGCCCTTTTGCGAACCCTTATGTCATGTAAATATTTGTTTTTGAAAATTTTATTGCGCTAGTGACTGGACTGCACAGGTCTCATAATGCTGGGGTCTGCGGACAACTCACTGACGCTAAGTCAACCTTCTGGATCTCGCTGTCTCCCGGGGATATCCCAGGCCTCATGATTTTTCTCGCCAATCAAGCGACAGGCTCGTATTGCATCCCTGAAGTCTTCCTTGAGCCGGCTATCCTTCACTTTGTGGGAAATGTACATGGATAAATCTATCCAGACGGCTGTCCGTTCATAATGTGGCCCTCGATAACCTTCGAGATAGAGATCCATCATGATCCAAGGTAGAACCACGACATCCACTCGACCGAGTCTGAGCATTTGGACAGCCTGCTCCCAATCTGAGACATGAGTTACTTGAGGGCTATCACCTTTTAAAAGCTCTAAACCCGCGAACTTCCGGACAAATCCAAACCTGAGCCCCGTCATGCTGTCCAACGGCGGCAAATCCTGAACCATGAGATACACATACTCCAATTGGAACAACGTACCGCCAAAGTCCGCATACTGATCCCTTTCAACCGTTTGAATTAACGGCAACCCAATTGAAATACCGCCTTTTTCCAGTTGGCGAAGTATCTGGGCCAGCGGCATGTTAACAAACCTGAAATCGCCGTCTACGCGGCTAAAGACGCAATGATAATAGGGCGCAAAACGACCCACGAGTTTTCCGTTTTCTACAGAAATTTCGCGTTCTATATCTGCAAAGACCCCGACAATATGGTGACGTTTTGAATCAGCGGACAGGGACAGAGAAAAAAACAGAAACAAAAAGAAAGGAAAAAGCTTCAGCCATACGAGCCTTTGCATGTCCCACC